CCAACAGTTGAACAAACTGCAACAACTGGTGGCGTTCCTCCATATTTCTTTGAACTTGTTAAAAAAATTAAAAAAAGCGGTAGAACTCTTGAGCCTGAGTTTGATCCAAGAGTCGAGAATAATATGCAATTTGAAAATTATATTATGAGAGAAAATACATCGACAGGAGAAATTAGTATTCAAAAAACAAAAGAAGGCATGGTGGATACAGGTTATGATGTTCTAGATGGGACTCTTTCAGAGGAAACTATTACATACAAACCAGGTGAGTTTATAATAGGTAAAGATGGTAAACCAGTTAGAACACCTGATGAGTATGAAGAATTTACTACAAGACCTGATCCATATGACGATGGTAAAATGAAAGATGTAGAACCTGGTTTAGATTCTATTGAAGAGATCATAGAGTTAATGCCAAATCAACTAAAAAGGTCTGAGCTTGAGGCAGCCGGTTATAATGTAGATGCTTTTCCAGAAAATATTAAAAAATTATTGATAGATGACTTACAAACGACTAACTAGAACAGTACCCCCTAAAAGAGGACCCAATCCACAGGGGTTGAATGTTCCCTTAAAACAGGTTAAAACAATAACTTCGGAGAATATAAATGGCAGATATAGACAAAACGTTACCAAACGTAAAAACATCAATAGAGGTTGATCCTCAAGAGGAAATAGAAATAGAACAGAAAAAAGCTGAAGAGGCATCTGATCCTGGTGTTGAAGTTAATCCTTTAGAAGACGGTAGTGTTGAAGTAAACTTTGACCCTAGTAAAGTTAACATAGAAGGTCAATCAAATCACTTTGATAACTTAGCAGAACTATTACCAGAAGATGTTTTAGAACCAATTGGTCAAGAACTTACACAAAATTATTTAGACTACAAAGCATCAAGAAAAGATTGGGAACAATCTTATATACAAGGTTTAGATCTTTTAGGATTTAAATACGAAAACAGAACAGAACCATTTCAAGGAGCTTCTGGTGCAACACACCCAGTGTTAGCAGAAGCAGTAACACAGTTTCAAGCTGGAGCTTACAAAGAATTATTACCATCAGAAGGACCTGTTAGAACACAAATAGTTGGAAGACCAGATCAAGAGAAAGAAGCACAAGCACAACGTGTTAAAGATTACATGAACTACGAGTTGATGGAGAAAATGGAGGAGTATGAACCAGAGTTTGATCAAATGTTATTTCATTTACCACTTGCAGGTTCTACATTTAAAAAAGTTTACTACGATGATTTATTAGAAAGAGCTGTATCTAAATTTGTACCAGCTGATGATTTAGTAGTTCCATATTCTGCAACATCTTTAAACGATGCAGAGTCTATTATACAAACTATGAAGATGTCAGAAAATGAGTTACGAAAACAACAAGTAGCTGGTTTTTATTCTGATATAGATTTAGGACCTCCAGGCTCTGTTCAAAAAGACGATGTTGAAAAAAAAGAAAAAGAATTAGATGGCACTAAAAAAACTGGAAAACAAGAACCAATTTATAATTTATTAGAGTGTCATGTAAATTTAGATCTTGAAGGGTTTGAAGATAAAGACGATGAATTAAATCCAACAGGAATAAAATTACCTTACGTAGTTACAGTGGATGAAGGTTCTAGAAAAGTTTTATCTATTAGACGTAACTACCAACCGACTGATCCAAAAAGAAATAAGATCCATTATTTTGTTCATTTTAAATTTCTGCCAGGACTAGGATTTTATGGATTTGGATTAATCCACATGATTGGCGGATTAAGCAGAACTGCAACGGCTGCTCTCCGTCAATTATTGGATGCAGGAACATTATCTAATTTACCGGCAGGATTTAAACAAAGAGGTGTAAGAGTTAGAGATGAAGCAGCACCAATACAACCAGGTGAGTTTAAAGATGTTGATGCACCAGGTGGTAGCTTACGTGATGCATTCTTTCCATTACCATACAAAGAACCATCAGCAACACTATTACAACTTATGGGTATAGTGGTAGGAGCTGGTCAGAGGTTCGCGGCTATTGCTGATATGCAAGTGGGTGACGGTAATCAAGCAGCAGCTGTTGGAACCACTGTTGCGTTATTAGAGCGTGGATCAAGAGTCATGTCTGCAATACACAAAAGATTATACGTGGGCATGAGACAAGAATTTAAGTTACTTTCAAAAGTGTTTAAAACATATTTACCACCAGTTTATCCATTTGATGTTGTTGGTGGCAGAAGAGAAGTAAAACAAACTGACTTTGATGACAGAGTAGATATACTTCCTGTTGCAGATCCAAATATATTTTCTATGGCTCAAAGAATTACGATGGCACAAACAGAATTACAACTTGCAACATCTAATCCACAAATACATAATTTATACGCTGCTTACAGAAAAATGTATGAAGCGTTAGGAGTTAAAAATATAGATCAAGTGTTGCCGCCACCAGCGCCAATGCAGCCTATGGATCCTGCACTCGAACACATAAATGCTTTGGGTGGTAAACCTTTTCAAGCTTTTAGAGGGCAAGACCACAGAGCACATGTTACAGCTCACTTAAATTTTATGTCTACTAACATTGTTCGTAATAATCCTATGGTTATGGGTGCAGTTCAAAAAAATATTTTAGAACACATCAGTTTGATGGCACAAGAACAGGTAGAATTAGAGTTTGCAGAACAACTACAACAGATACAAATGTTACAAATGCAGGCACAGCAAGACCCACAAGCACAACAAGCGCTTCAAAAATTGTCACAAGACATTGAAGCAAGAAAATCTGTGTTAATTGCAGAGCTAACTGCTGATTTTGCAAAAGAAGAAAAAGAAATTACGTCACAATTTGATGCTGATCCGCTTCTAAAACTAAAATCTAGAGAAGTTGACTTACGTGCGATGGAAAATGAACGTAAAAAAATGGCAGATCAAGCACAAATGGACCTAAACAGAGCAAAATTAATGCAAACAAAAGATAATTTTGACAAAAAATTAGAACAAAACGAAGATTTAGCAAAA